CAGGGAAGGTGCTGGCGATATGATCGAACCATCACGGAAATCTTTTGCGCGGAAGGTTGCGCAACGATTGAGGCGCATTGAGCGCATTGTGGAGTCGATTGCCACGAAGGTCGATGCCATGCCGCCCAGTGAACCTGACTGTGTGGACGATGCCGGCATTGCCTTCATCACCGAATGCGAAGGGTGCGAGCTCGAGCCCTACTACGATCAGGCAGGATACCTCACGGTCGGTGTGGGGCACTTGCTCAGTGGTTCTTCGGACCCTTACAACCGCACGATCACGCAGGATGAATCCGATATGCTGCTCGATGGTGATCTGTTCGAAACCGAAGAGTGCATGGACGAGTGCGTCATAGTGCCGGTGAATCAGAACCAGTACAACGCAATGTGCTCGCTGACGTTCAACATTGGCACTGGCGCATTCGGTGATTCGACATTGCTGCGTTTGCTGAATGAGGGCGACTATATGGGCGCTGCGGATCAGTTCCTTGTGTGGAACAAGATCACAGTCGATGGGCAGAAGGTAGTGAGCGAGGGCCTGGCAAATCGCCGCGAGAAGGAACGTGCATTGTTCCTCGAGGAAGTATGAGCAAGGAAATAACCGCAACGGAATTGCACGTGCACATCCAGGCCACCATCTTCGGCAAGGCTGCGAAGAGGGACGTGGCTCGATTCGATGAGCTGCAGGAGAAGCTGCACGAGATTGTGGACTGGTACTACGAGCAGGATGATGACGATGATGACACCGACGAATTGACGGAGCCTGAATGAGTCTGCCGCGATCTGTACACACTGAGACTCGCTTCGGCCGCATCATCCAGACGCGCTATGCGGGGCGCTACTTTCGCTCGCGCACAGAAGCACGATGGTGTGTGCTCTTCGATGCAATGAATCTCGCATGGGAGTATGAACCTGAAGGCTACATCCTTGGCGCAGGCAAAGCGTACCTGCCTGACTTCTGGATACCGGAATGGAAGGCATGGTTTGAGGTGAAGCCAATGAGTGAGCAGCAGAATGCGCCTGCACTCGTGGGGCTGATGCAGCAGCTGCGACGCGTAACAAAAGCACGCCAGGCGTATGTGTGTTTTGGTGGGCCAGACTTGATCAGAGGCTCGATGATCTTTGATGATCAGTGCGTGTATAACTACGTCAATGAGTGCGGACCAGCGTGTGATTCACCTGTTGATGGGATCGCATATGAGGCTTACAGGGTGGCGATGGAGGAAAGGTTCGAATCGCCGCTGCGTAAGTTAGGCTGATATTGTGTTGTGCGCACGGTGTACACGGTGTACACCAAAATTTTCATATGCCTGAACCGCCTAGAGTTGTAATCAAGATTCCGAACAAGCGGCTCAAGTACGAGTACTACCGTTCGTGCCAGCTGCTTGGGACCACAATGTCAGCACGGATTCACCAGACGATAGTCTCGACAATACGCAAGGCCAAGAGCGAGTTTCCCCAGGCGTTCAAGATGCTCACGTCTGACGAGGAGCTGATCTTCGAAGCGGTTGAGGAACATCATCAGACTGTGCTCGACATCCAGATGTACACGCGAATGGAAAAGGTGAAGGTGGTGGATCTGCTCGAGGGACTGGTGGCACGCGGGATGGTGAAGGAAGTGCGTGAGCGCCGGCAGAGCGTGGCGAAGGGACCAGAGCTCCGCACCTACACGATCATTCGCAAGTAGCAGGTATACTTCCGTCAGATTCTTCTCTAACCACTCTTGGGCGCCTGACAGTTCGCATTCTCCGGGCGCCCATTCTTTTGCCCAATCCAAAGTAAGCCTATCCCGCATGCGATACTCCCGCCCGGCGTGAGGTATGTTTCGCAGCTTTCTTGACGCTGGCATTGATCGAAATGAACTGGAACAGGGATCGTGTGATCCTCTGGGCTATAGAACTACTCGTGGTGCTGGTTGTAATCCTCGCCCTTCTCATCATCCTGAAACGCATTTAGGAGAATAATGCAATGGCAAACGCAGTGCAGGCTACAGCAAAGAAGCTATTCCTCGATGGTGACATCGATCTGCTCACAGACACGATCAAGGTGACGCTTGTAGATCTCGCGGATTACACCTACAGCGCAGCGCACGACTACATTGACGACGTGCCGGCGCCGGCGCGTGTATCAACAGCCACGCTTGCTTCGAAGACAACCACAGCCGGCGTGTTCGATGCAGCTGATGCGACATTCACGAGTGTCACAGGTGATCAGTCTGAAGCACTGGTGATTTGGAAAGACACAGGCGTTGAGGCTACCTCGTGCTTGATCGCATTCATCGATACAGGTGTGAGCGGCTTTCCAGTGACACCAGTTGGCACCAACATCCTCTTGAGCTGGAATGCATCAGGGATCATCGCGCTATAGGAGTACGCCAATGGCAAGCAATGACACATTGTGCGTATTCACTCCGCACGCCAATCAGCCACCGCTGGCGACCTTTGCCACGCTTGACATACGGGGCAGCACGCATATGGTGCTGGATTTCGATGACACCACGGCAGAGAGTGCACAATTTGCTGGTATCCTGCCGCGCAATTATGCAGGTGGCGGCATCACGCTGACGCTCATCTGGCTTGCGACCACTGCTACCACAGGCAGCGTGAAATGGAATGCGCAGTTCGAACGCCACCAGGACGATACCGACGATCTTGATACGGACTCCTTCGCAACAGCGCAGACCGCCACAGGCGCAGCAGCCACAACCGCCGGTGCGTGCCAGTACACTCCGATAGTCTTCACGAATGGCGCGCAGATCGACTCGCTTGCGGCTGGTGAATCCTTCCGGCTAAAGATTACGCGTGACGCCGTGGATGGTGCTGATACTCTCGTTGGCGACGCGGAATTACTCTCAGTCGAACTCCGTGAAACATAAATGGCGCGATCATTTAACGGATCAGGTCAATATCTCACTGTGTCATATCCAATCCTGCATCTGCTGGATCGGACGATCACGACCACGCCAGTTACACTAGCAGCATGGTTCAAGGTTGCTGTCACTGCGGGCTATATTCCGCTGTATTTGGGGAACACGATCACGGCAGATGGATGGTGGATGGGAGTTGGCGCGGATGGGCATGTTGAGGCTACTGCTGTCAGCGGCAATCTCGGGGCATATTCTCAAGCCGAATCCACCACCGGCTATACCCTCGGCACCTGGCATCATGGTTGCTCAGTATTTGAATCTTCCACAAGCCGCACTGCCTACATAGATGGCGGAAATTCGGGCACTGACACCGTTTCAATCACGCCTGCCGCTGCAATTACTGGGTTTTCGATAGGGGTTGCAAGAAGTGGTTCTGGCCCGCTTGGATATTTTAATGGGCTAATCGCTGAAGTCGCCGTATGGGATGTCGCGCTGACGCCTGCTGAGATCGCCTCACTTGCGCGTGGCGTGTCACCGATCTTCATCAGACCGGAGAATCTCTTTGCCTACTGGCCACTGATAGGGCGCGCATCACCTGACCTTGAGCTGATAAATGCGCTGTCTGTGAGCGTAGTCAATTCACCTCCGCAGGCAGATCACTGCCGCGTGGTCTATCCATCCGCGGGTCTCATTCCGACTCATACGCCTGCGCCTGGATCAGTTGAGCCGCCGCTAATCTCGAACCCTTTCAGCGTATTTGCGCCAGCAGTGACAGTTGGTGCGGCAATACCAACGCTTGTACCGCCTGTAGTGACCAGCCCGTTTATTGTATATGCGCCGACAGTTGCCACTGATCTCGGATTTGCACCGCCAGTCATTGCAAACCCGTTTACCGTTTACGCGCCTACAGTCAGCCTGCAAGAGTCAACTATCCAGGAAGATTCGCGGGAGCTCGAGCCGCACAATCTGAAAGTGCGTATCGTTGATTTCGTTGGGGGTGATGATCTCAGGATCACGCGCCTCTACACAGAGCTTGCAGGCGGCATTCTTATCAACAAGGCCTATCTGACTATCAAGCGCAGGGCAAAGGATGACACCGATGCGCAGGCAATTGTGCAAAAGACAATTAACACATCTGAGCAGGCAAGCGGGAAAATACAAGACAACGACACCACAGGGGGCTCCATTCAGCTCTACTTCGATCTGTCGAAAGATGACACTGCAGCACTCACGCCACTGATTGCCTATCACTATGACGTGCAGGTGCACACGATTGGGAATGCGGTCTATACGTGCGAGATGGGCACGATCACGATGCGCCAGGGAGTCACGCACGCCACAAGCTAATGCCAATTGATAACGCGAAAAACGGAGCACGCGCCACACTTGCAACCGGCATCACCGCCGGCGCAACGAGTATTGCGTTAACCGCAGGTCACGGCGCACGCATGCCCAGTGTGCCGTTCAATGCGTGGATATATAACGCAACGGATCATGCTGCTGATCCACACGATGACCCTGGCTACGAGATAGTCAGAGTTACAGCACGCTCAACTGATACGCTCACAGTTAGTCGCGCACAAGAAAGTACAGCAGCCGCAGCGCACAACACATCGGGCAAAACCTATCGCCTCATTGCAGGGCTGACTGCGCGCACAATCAATCAGCATCTGGCAGGCGAGTATTACAACGCCAAAGGCTATGGACTTGTGGGCGATGGCGTGACCAATGACACTGCGGCACTGCAATCGCTGATTGATCAGCTTGCCGCACTCGGTGGCGGCAAGATCTACTTTCCGCCAGGTACATATCTGATCAGTGGGCCACTGCAGGAGACAAGCGGCAGGAATGCGCAGATTCTCCTGCCGATAGTGCCTACTGCAAGCGCGCCTGTGACCATAGAACTGATCGGCGCACTTGCACCTACTACACAGTTTTATGTTGGCTCGCCACTGCCACCTCCAACCGGCTACTCAATTATCAAGTCCACGCTGACCGGCGGAAGCGGCACAGCGGCATTCATTGGAGGGATCGAGTCAGGCGCGGATCTGTGGAATAACGTGCAGCTCGTTGTGCGTGATCTCGTGTTTCAGGCTCCACCCAATCCATCCTTCACGGCATTCAACTGCTTCGATCTGATGGGTTCCCATTTCGAGCGCGTGCTGATCCACACTGGATCACTTGATGTCAACACAATCGCAGAACCTACAAACTCGAACGCAGTTGGCATCAAGCTTGCACCATCAAATCATTCCACTGGCAGTCAGCTGAACGTAGTCAATGTCTATGGGTTCTATGTTGGTATGCAGGATGGTGAGCTTGTTGAAACACATGCCAATTTTGTAGCCTGTAATCGTGGTGTAGTTGTGCCTTTCACTTATCACTTGAGCACCTATAGGCATCTGGGTGTATTCAACTGCGCGCACGGCATTGTGGCTGCGGGGCCAGGTGCAAGTGGTATCTCAGGTGATGACGGCACGCACTATATGCGCGTCTTTGCTTTTGCGGCTGAACGCACGAATAGCAGCATGGGACTTGGGCAGGCATGGCAGGAGCGTGTGGCTGATTTGCATGATAGCGGCAATCTACTGAAGGGCGATCTGAAGTGGCTCACGGTCAGGGCTGGTGTTGGGAATGATCATAGCTTCGTCAAGGTAGGCGGAACAGGTATCACAACGACAGAGATAGGTGCGTGATGTATGGCAGCGGTACGTATGCAGATGAACCTTATGGCGGGCAGGAAAGCGGGCAGGAAACTCCCGCACTGCTTGTGCCGGTCATCGCCGCGCCGTTCACAGTCTACGCACCGACTGCCACTCTACTCGGTGAACAGTCAATTGAGCCGCCGCTTGTCACGTCAGCATTCCAGGTATTTCCACCTGCAGCAGTCACGACACGCGGCAGACCAATCGCTGAGGACATACGCATCATGCGCGTGAGGCGTAGTGAATAATTATGGCACTTACAGGCGGGCGAAAAAGTAAAGCATATACGCAGGGGCTGAACTGGCTGCTCCAACAGGCATTCACTGAAGATGACCGCATCGAAGTGATTGAGATGCTTGTGCGCAAGGCAAAGGCAGAAGACCTCGAAGCAACGAAGATTCTCCTGGCATATACATTCGGGAAGCCCAAGGAATATCACGAGCACACTGGCGGTGTGCTCATCAGGATTGTCAATGATAGCGACAGCCAAACAACTGACCGTGCGCTTACCGCAGCTCCACCAGAAGCAGTCGTTGATAGCGAAATCGACGGCGAAGCGTATGGTTGTTAATGCGGGGCGGAGAGCAGGGAAGACTACCCTGGCCGCGCGAGTATCGGTAACAAAGATGCTCGAGGGCCGGCGTGTGCTGCTCGCATCGACCACGCAGGATCAGGCAGATGCCTTCTGGGACAAGGTGAAGGAATGGCTCTATGAGCTCACTGAATTTGGCGTAGTTGAGAAGAAT